CTAATGACAGGTTATATTGTGTGGTCAATGCTTACCCACACATCGGATGTGCTTACGTTTATAATGAAATGGACATTCATTGGTGTGTTAGGGGCCCTTGTATGGCTCTCGTTGTTTGTTTGGATGATATATCCCTACATCTAATGGCCGCCCACGGCATAATGATGATATACTGCTTGACAAACTCTGTTTGGTTTGATATAATAGCTGTATAATCAAAGAAAAGGACAAAGCTTTGTCAATATCAAGAACGCTAATACAAACCAAGACTGTGCCATCTTCTTATATGAAGTATCGATTATGGCAGACAGACCATTATCAGTATGAAATAGAGATGATTCATCGAAGCACTGCGTTTACAAAGACCGTTCCATTGAATCTTATGGCATTCGAAGAGGCCTGTGAATTGTTCACATACAATTGTTATGAGGACACATTCAGAGCCGCTACCACAAAGAGACCTCATCTAATGGACGTTGTCGCATGAGTAGAAATATTAAATTAATAAAACAAACTTTAAGAAAGGAAAAAAAGATGAACAAGGTAACAAGATACGCAGTCAGATTAGAGAACGAAGTTGTTGGTCAGGAAGACGCTGACTATTTACATGGGGCGCACAGCCACAAAGGTTATGCTTGGTTAGCTACACAAGCGATTACACTTGACTCTGAGTTTGCGACTGAAGAGGACGCAATTGCTTTCGCTAAAGATTGCATGAGCAAGGTAAAAGAAGAAGACAGACGTAACTATGAAATTGAGAAAATAGATTACGGTTTTGCAAGCAGCAAAGGTTGGTCTGATTCAGAGCCTTACGAGATTGTCAAAGTGATCTCAGACAAGACTATTGAGATTAAAGCAATGGACGCAAAGCCATTGGCTTGGAAGCGTGACTTTCATGCAGGCGGTTTCTGCGGTCATACCTCTAATCAACGCGACCAGAAGTGGGAGATTGTAAGCAACGAAAATGCCGTTACTTTTAGAATTCGCAAAAGCAAGTACGGCCAATGGAAATCTCGTTGTGGCACTCGTTTTAACTTAGGGCAACAACCTTACAAGTTCTACGACTACAACTTCTAAATCAATCGGGGCGCAAGCCCCCTCTTTAAGAAAGGAAAATAGTATGAAATATGTAATCAAAGAGATTTGTGACAACGGTAAAAGAGATGAAGACCCTTGGTATCATCGTTACGTTTGTTATGCAAACAACCAAAAGATAACTTTTGATAATCTTGAGGATGCGATAAGCAAAGCAAACTCTGCGGTAGCTATGCCACACAACGGTGTGATTGGTTATTCAATTGAGAAAGGAGAGTAAGATGAGTTACACAGAAGACGACCTTTATGAAATATGGTCAATCCTAATTGACGAGACAAGCAGCTCAGAGATGAGAGCGATGTCGTTTATGGAGTTTTACAACGCTCATTCTGACAAAAAGTATAAGCATCATTTCTTGATACAAGATAGGGCAAATAGTAATGCTTGTTGAAGAAGTTTGAAATGCGTGGCAAAATCTAATCATGCCAGACAAGAAACGACAAGGAAGACCTCCGTTTGAGATAACCGACAAGGTGTGTCGCAAGGCTGAGGAGTATGCAGCACAAGGCTTGACGGCAGAACAGATAGCTATGGTTCTTGGGATTGGTGAGTCAACTTTGTATGAAAAGCAGGTTGATTTCCCAGAGTTTGCGGAGGCTATTAAAAGAGGTAGGGGTCAGGGTATTGCTTCAGTGACAAATGCTTTGTATCAAAAAGCTATCGTCGATAAAGATAATACGGCCATGATCTTCTACCTCAAGAACCGAGCAGGGTGGGTGGATAAGCAAGAAACTACGACTACGGTAGAGCAAAGACACATCATAGATCTTTCAAGGATAACAGATGAGCAACTCACACAACTTGAGTCAGTATTTGAACAAGCTGTCATTGCCCCAAATCAAAGCCGAGAAGATGCGTCGATCATTGAAGGAGTTCACCAAGAACTCATGGTCAACGATTGAAGCAGGGCGAGAATTCCATGACAACTGGCATATTGATGCTTTGTCAGAACATTTGCAGGCAGTTGTTGAAGGCGACATCAAACGGTTAATTATTAACGTACCACCTCGTCACATGAAGTCTATTTCTGTGGCTGTGGCATTGCCTGCTTGGACTTGGACAATACAACCTGATAAGCGGTTTTTGTTTGCCAGCTATGCAGGTTCTCTTTCTATCAGGGATTCAGTTAAATGCAGAAGGCTCATTGACTCTCAATGGTATAAGAATCATTTTGGAGGAGGTTTCTCTTTAACAAGTGACCAAAACCAGAAGCAACGGTTTGAGAATGACAAGACAGGTTATCGAATCGCAACCTCAGTTGATGGTGCATTGACTGGTGAAGGTGGAGATATCTTTGTGATTGATGACCCACACAATGTACGAGAAGCTGAGTCCTCAGTGGTAAGAGAAGGCGTTTTGGAGTGGTGGGATCAAGCCATGCAAACCAGACTTAATGACCCTAAGACTGGAGCTTTTATTATTATTATGCAGCGAGTACATGAGAAAGACTTAACAGGTCACATATTAGCCAATGATATGGGATGGGATCATCTTTGTCTTCCAGCAAGATATGAACCCAATCACCCAACACCAAGCCAATCTTCCCTTGGGTTTGTAGATCCAAGAACGACAGAGGGTGAGTTGTTGTGGCCTAATCGGATTGACGAGAAGACATTGACTCAACTTGAAACCAGCCTTGGAAGTTATGCTGCGGCAGGGCAATTGCAACAAAGACCTGCTCCAAAAGGCGGCACAATACTGAGAAGTAAATGGTGGCGACCTTGGGAATCTCCTGATCTTCCTGAGATTGAATACATCCTTCAAAGCTATGACACAGCATTCTCGACTAAAGAAAAGAGCAGCTATTCTGCCAGAACCACTTGGGGAGTGTTCCGCAAAGAAGGTCAGGTTAACGCTATTGTATTGGAAATGTGGTACGACAGAGTTAGTTATCCAGATCTTAGACGTTTGGCCCAAGAGTCTTATGAAGAATACGAGCCTGATGCAGTGCTGATAGAAAAGAAAGCCAGTGGTCAATCTCTATTGCAAGACCTGCGTATGGCAGGCATTCCAGTTTTAGAGTATTCTCCTGATAGGGACAAAGAAGCTCGCGCTCATGCTTCGAGTGCTTTGTTGGAGGATGGCCGCATTTGGTATCCTTCTGAGAAGCGTTGGGCAGCAGACTTGATTTCTATCTGTGCTGCTTTCCCTACAGGCGAAAACGATGATATTGTGGACACATGCACCCAAGCTTGGTTAAGATTACGCAAGGGTTGGTTCATATCGCACAGTGAAGACTACGAAGATGAAGACAGAGAACCAAAACAAAAGGTAGCATTGTATGGCTGAAGTTGATGAAAATATCGTTCCTTTCGCTGACGGGAGACCTGTTGACGGACTTCAAGTGGAACCATTTGGAGAAGACGAAGTTCTGATTGGCGACCCAGAACTCGACCAAGCTCCACAAGACGAATCAGATTTCGATGACAATTTGGCTGAGACTATTGACGAAAAGGAGTTGATGCGGAAAGCGTCGCATCTTATTTTTCAATATGAAACAGATGAATCTGCAAGGGATGAATGGCGGCTTCGATACGAAAGCGGGTTAAAGACCTTAGACCCTGATGGTGGCCTTGAAGAATCAGAAGATGCAAGAGCGACAAGAGGATTGTCCACAGTTGTTCATCCTTTGATTGCAGAAGCTGCAACACAGTTTAACGCTCGCGCAATCACAGAACTTTATCCAAGCGGCGGCCCAGTAAAAACAACAATTGTTGGAGACGGTTCAGAAGAAGTAGAAGAGCAGGCTCGAAGGGTTCGAGAGTATATGAACTTCCAGCTTACTCAGGAGATGCCTGAGTATTTTACTGATTTAGACCAAATGCTATTCCAACTTCCATTGGTAGGCCACGCATTTAAAAAGGTTTATTGGGATGCAAACTTAGATAGACAAGTCTCTATGTTTGTCAAAGCAGAAGATTTCTGTGTAGCTCCTGAAAGCAAAGACTTGCAGACATCATTGAGATACACCCACGTTATCCGAACACCAAGGAATGATTACAACCGATATGTCGAGGCAGGTTATTATCTTCCAGTTTCTAATTACACCGAGACAACAGATCCATCAGGAACTGTCACTCAAGATATTGAAGGGGTGGATGAGTACAACAATAACGATGACGTATTGACCTTATTAGAAATGCACGTTTATGAGACTTTTGATGGCGTGGATGGAATGGGAGAGGATGACGACGATGTTGTCGCTTTTCCTTATGTCGTTACCATTGAGATGGCAAGCCAAAGAGTAGTTAGTGTTCGACGCAACTGGGACGAAGAAGACGAGCGAAAAAAACGAAGAGATTGGTTTGTGTCTTATCGTTTCTTACCAAGCGTAGGATTTTACGGCTTTGGCCTTTATCACATGATTGGTGGTTTAGGCAAAGCGGCGACTGGTGCATTGAGAGCGCTGCTTGATTCTGCTGCTTTTGCAAACATGCAAGGTGGATTCAAGCTTAAAGGCCGAGTGTCTGGCGGGGATATGGACATAAGTCCCGGCGAGTTCATCGACCTAGATGCCACCGTTGACGATGTAAACAAGGCAATTATGCCTTTGCCATTCAAAGAACCAAGTGCTGCTTTGTTCAATTTACTTGGGATGATTGTTGATGCAGGGCAAAGATTTGCATCCACCGCTGATTTAAATGTAGGAGACGCATCTCCAAATGCTCCAGTTGGAACAACCGTTGCCTTAATCGAACAAGGCAGTAAAGCATTTAGTGCGATACACAAAAGGCTGCACAACTCACAAGGGCATGAGTTCAAGCTTTTAGCAAAGCTTAACGCAGAGAATCTTCCTGAACAGTTTGAATTCTCAACCAACTCTGGCTCAGAAATTATTTACGCAAAAGATTTTGATGATCGTGTTGATGTTATTCCTGTCTCTGACCCAAACATATTCAGTGCTTCTCAAAGGATTGCACAAGCTCAAGCTGTTTTAGAGATGGCTCGTTCTGCTCCAGACTTGCATGATATGTATGAAGCATACAAACGAATGTATGAAGCGGTGCGAATTCCAAACATTGATGAGATATTAAAAGCTCCAGAAGAAGCGGCTCGGCTAGACCCAATCGACGAGAACATGGCGGTTCTATACAGCAAGCCAATCAAAGCTTTTCCAGAGCAAGACCATGAATCTCACATTGCGGTTCATATCCAGTTCTTGCAAGATCCATCGTTAGGTGGCAATCCTCAGATGAACAAGGCAGTGATGCCAATTTTCTTGGCTCATATTGCCGAGCATATTGCATTGTTGTACCGAACTAGGATGCAAGCAGGAATCAACATGGAGTTGCCAGCGTTGCCAAACTTAAGAGATCCGAAGTTTAGATTTGATGACATTGACCCTGAACTTGACATGCTGATTAGCCAACGAGCGGCGATGGTTGTGCAACAAGCACCTCAAATGAAGCCAATACAGGCAATGAATCCACAGCAAAACCAGCAACAAAACCCTTTACAATATGCTCAACAGCTTGCACAGTTAGAGGCTGAAGCGTTAAAAGCAAGGACTCAGGCTCAAATTGCTGCCGATCAAGCAAAAGCCCAATCAAGTATTCAGTTAAAACAGGCTGAAGCGCAACAAGACATGCAGATTGATGCTGCCAAAGCCAACGCAGAATTGCAGGCCAAGGTCACCAAGTTGCAGGCTGAGTTGCAAATGGAGAGAGAGAAGAACCAAGTTAAACTTCAAATGGATCAGCAGCAGAACCAAGCCAAGCTCCAAATGGAACAACAAAAGAATCAAACCGAATTACAGATGGAGATTATGAAAGACAATGAAAAATTATGAAGAAATGAACCTTGGTGCGTTACCTGAGTATAGAGGTCGCGGCGACCCAATGGATGATAGCCTTCGAGCAGAAGGGCCAACTATTGAAAGACTGGAAAGATTGATGAGCTTTGGAATTCCTTTTGACATTGCCTCTAGCATCTCGGACTTCATGCCTCCAGTGGAGTCAATA